GGTCATTGATGGCATCACGTCGAGCCGCACCATCACATCCCTAGCGGTAACCCTTGGTCGCCTCATCGAAGACGAATCCAAGTTCCGTTGGCTGGCCAAGAATCACAAGGGATTCTGGCGGCTAATGATGAAGAACCTAAGCAGGCAGCCTAGCGACCAGACCAAGATCAAGCACATCTCCCGCTCTGCCAAGTACCAGAACATCGTGCTTCCCAAGTGGTCACCCAAGGATCGGACAGCCGTTGGGCTGGTCCTTGTGGAGCTCATGCGGCAGCACACTGGGATCATTGACACCATCAACCGTAGCAATGCACTGGGCAAGGAGACTGTCCTTGTGAGAGGGACAGATGAGTTCTTGGAATGGCTTGAGAAGAGTCACGATGCAGCCACGCTGCTGGCTCCTGTGTACATGCCCATGATCGTTACCCCACGCAAGTGGGATTCGGTGTGGACCGGCGGCTACTTCGGTGTGGCCTTTGGTCGCAAGCCCATGGTCAAGGTCCACAGTAGGAAGTACCTGGCAACCCTGGATAACCTGGAGATGCCTGAGGTCTATCAGGCAGTGAATAACATTCAGGAGACAGAGTGGACTGTCAATAGTCGTGTTGCCGAAGTGCTTCGCCACTGCTGGGAGCAGGACATTTCGATTGGTGATTTGCCTAGCCGATCAGGATCACCTATCCCACCGAAGCCTGTGGACATTGACACCAACGTGGATGCCCGTAGGTCTTGGCGCAAGGCCGCAGCAAAGATCCACTGTGACAACGAGGCTGACCGATCCAAACGTGTGGCCGTCAGCAAGACCCTTTGGCTGGCTGAGAAGTTTGGTGGTCGATCCATTTACTTCCCCCAAGAGCTGGACTTTCGTGGCCGCGTCTACCCCAAGCCGATCTTCCTGAACAACCAAGGTGCTGACTGGCAGCGGTCCCTGCTGACGTTCACCAAGGGCAAGCCTGTTGACGACAATGCCATGAGTTGGCTGGCTGTCCATGGTGCCAACAGCTGGGGCATGGACAAGGTGGACTTCAAGTCACGAGTGGGCTGGATCACTGACAACCACAACATGATCCTTGCTGCTGGTCGTGACCCCTTGGCAAACATGGAGTGGACTGAGGCAGACAAGCCTTGGTCATTTCTTGCGTTCGCCATGGAGTGGGCCCGTGTGCATGACAATCCTGGTACTAGCAGCGGACTTCCGATTCATCTGGATGGCTCTAACAACGGCCTCCAGATTTTTTCTCTGCTGCTGAAGGACCCCATCGGAGCCTTGGCTACCAACTGTGTGCAGACCGACACACCTCAGGACATCTACCAGATCGTTGCTGACAGGGTGAAGGAGAAGCTGGTAGCCATCGTCGATCCATTGGCACAGACCTGGCTGGCATTTGGAATCGACCGCAAGACAACCAAGCGTGTGGTCATGTGCCTGCCCTACGGGCTGACCCAATACAGTGCCCGTGGGTACGTCGATGAGTGGTATCGTGACAAGGCAAAGTCTACAGGCAACGCACCGTTCGGTAAACTGGACAGTTTCCAACCTGTGTTGTTCCTGAGTGGACTCATTTGGGACGCAATTTCGGAGACTGTTGTGGCGGCACGAGAGTGCATGGACTGGCTCAAGCAGGTGGCAGCCATTCACATTGATGCCAATGTTCCGATCCGATGGACTGCACCTACGGGATTCCTGGTGGAGCAGGGTTACAAGAAGTCCAGCAAGGTAATGGTCAAGACCAGCATCGGGCACACCATCAGGCAGCACCGCATGATTGTTGACGGCACAGAGCTCAGCAAGAAGCGCAACGTCAACGGCATCAGTCCCAACTTTGTCCATAGTCTTGATGCCGCACTGCTTATGCGGACTGTGAACATGGCCAAGAACTGTGGCATCACAGACATCAGCTGCATCCACGACAGCTTTGGTGTGTGCCCTGCTGACGCAGGAAGCATTTCAACAATTATTCGGGAATGTGCGGTTGATATGTTTGACAACCCCCTGCTTCATGGTGTACACTCTGAGATGAGCAAGTACCTCCCGAAGGGAATCAGTCTTCCTGATCCCCCGAAGCAGGGCTCGCTGGACATTAGTCAGCTACGGAATGCTGACTACTTTTTCGCCTGATCGCCAATCCTTTTTGGAGACACCATGACTAAGAACGAGACCGTTGTTACGCCGAAGGGCACCGCCATCTTCCCGACTCTGAACGAGCCGGACAAGAAGTTCAATCCCGAAGGTACCTACAAGGTTACCCTTCGCCTGACCGAAGAAGAAGCTGCGCCGCTGATTGCCAAGCTCACCAAGATCCACTCCGAAGCACAGGCAGTGGAGCTGAAGAAGCTGGGCAAGAAGAACATCAAGCTTGCCCCGATGCCGTGGGCAGATGCCACCAACTATGACAAGGAGACCGAGACTAAGGTCCCCGTGGATGGCTTCGTGGACTTCAAGTTCAGCCTCAAGGCTGTCGTGAAGACCAAGGCAGGCAAGTCTTGGGAGCAGCGTCCTATGTTGTTTGATGCCAAGCTCAACCCCATCCCCGCTGACAGCAACAAGGTGGGCGGTGGCTCGGTGATCCGTGTGAACGCTGAGGTTTACCCTTGGTTCTCTGCCAGCCTTGGCTTTGGTATTTCTCTGCGTTGTCGTAGCGTTCAGGTTCTTGAACTGAAGACCTACGGTAGCAAGGATGCTACGAGCTTTGGGTTCTCTGCTGAGGATGGCTACGAGACTGATGGCGAGGCTAACCCATTTGCCAGCAAGGAGCAGGCTGCGGTGGGTGACGGTTCGCCTGACTTCTGATACGCTTAGGCGAAGCGATGTCAGACAGCCGAACGTACCAGATCAATCTTGATCCAGTATCCTGCCCCCGTCCAAGGGTGGGTAAGTTCGGCACCTACTATCCAGCGAAGTACTCACGGTGGCGAAAGGATTTCCACCGTGAGCTTCGCCGGGTGGTGGGGGACAAGACACCGCTAAGCTCTCAGCTCACCGTCAGCCTTTGGTTCTTCGCCAAGAAACCAAAGTCTACTAAGCTCTCGCATCCGAAGCCAGACATCGACAACTTTGTGAAGGCCGTCTTCGATGGATGCAATGGCATCGTGTGGAATGACGACAGTCAGGTTGTTATGGTCGATGCTTCTAAGCACTGGACAGACACACATCAATGCTCCCCGAAGATTGTAATTCAGATTCAAACTTCCTCCGGCACGAGCCGTGCGAAGAGTGTGGATCAAAAGACAACCTAGCACGTTACTCAGACGGACACGGCTTCTGCTTTGGATGCCGCACTTACTTCGCCTCAGACGATCAAACAGAAACAGGAGAGACCAAAATGCCTAGCGCATTGCTTGATATCAATTACCTCCCGCTGAACAAGCGGATGATTAACGAAGAGACCTGCCGCTTCTTTAAGTACGGCGTTGCCACATACAACGGCAACCCCGTGCAGGTGGCTACCTACTGTGACCCCGCCGGTAATCCCGTGGCACAGAAGGTTCGATTCCCCAACAAGGACTTCCTCATCCTTGGCGATGCCAAGTCCATGGGACTGTACGGTTCACACCTGTGGCGTGACGGCGGCAAGCGTGTGACATTGACCGAAGGTGAGATCGACTGCCTCAGCCTGAGCCAGCTTCAGGGAAACAAGTGGCCGGTGGTGTCCATCCCAAACGGTGCCAGCAATGCAGCCAAGGCAATCAAGAATAACCTTGAGTGGCTGGAGAAGTTCGAAGAGGTCGTGATCATGTTCGATCAGGACGACGCAGGTAGGAAGGCTGCTAAGGAAGCCGCGCTTCTCCTGTCACCAGGCAAGGCAAAGATCGCTTCTCTTCCCCTGAAGGATGCCAACGACATGCTCGTAGCAGGCAAGGGCAAGGAGCTGATGGATGCAACGTGGAGTGCCAAGACGTTCCGCCCTGATGGCATTGTCCCCGGCACCGAACTGTGGGATGCCATCATCAACGCTCCGAACATTGAGGCAATCCCTTACCCGTGGGAAGGCGTGAACAAGATGACCATGGGTATGCGCCAGCGTGAATTGATCACCCTGTGCTCAGGCACCGGCATCGGAAAGTCAAGCGTCTGTCGTGAGCTGGCTCACTGGCTTATTGCTCAGGGCCAGACCGTTGGATACATTGCCCTTGAGGAATCCATCCGACGCACCGCGTTGGGCCTCATGGGTATCGCAATGAACAAGCCCCTGCACATCAGCATGGATGGCATCACAGAGAAGGACATGAAGAATGCGTACCAACAGAGCGTTGGTTGTGGCCGGGTATATCTATACGACCACTTTGGATCTATTGATTCGGATAATCTGCTTAGCCGCATTCGTTACATGGTGCGTGGTATGGGTTGTAATTGGATCTTCCTTGACCATCTTTCGATTGTCGTTTCAGGAATGGGTGAGGGTGACGAGCGGCGGCTCATCGACAATACGATGACTTCGCTTCGGTCCCTCGTGGAGGAGCTTGGCTGCGGTCTTATCCTTGTGTCACACCTGAAGCGACCTGAGGGCAAGGGCCATGAGGAAGGTGCTCAGACCAGCCTCAGCCAGCTCCGTGGATCTGCTGCCATTGCTCAGCTGTCAGACTTCTGCATCGGCCTTGAGCGTAACCAGCAGGACCCTGAGTCCAAGGACGTGACTCAGATGCGTGTGCTTAAGAACCGATTCACCGGCGAGACTGGACTGGCCACGGCGTTACATTACAACCGTGACACTGGTAGGCTTTCCGAAGTACCACTCCCGGCACAGGGCCAGGAGTTCAACGACGAGGCACAGGAGTTTTAAATGGAAGACATCAGATGGGTGAAGGAGCAGATGATCAAGCGGCTTCGACTGGAGCGCGATGAGGCCCGTATCATGTACTGCGACAAGCTATCACCAGCAGATCCCCACAAGATTGCAGAGAAGTGGCGATGGGACTGCTTCGCGCATGACAAGGAGACATGGTTGGAAGCGTTAGACAGGATTAACAAACTGGAGCGGGAGCTTAAAAATGGAGAACACTGAGATGTGGAACACCTTCAAAAACGTTGAAGAAGATTTGCGAATCTGTAAGCTTGACCTATTGACAGCCAAGGCAGAGCTGGTTAGTGTACGCTCCAAGCTCATGGAGGTTTCCGCCGAAGCGACAATGCTCCGTGAGCGATACAACCGAACTGCCCACAAGCTTCAAGAGCTTGAGGCCAGAGAACAGTGAGAGAACAATGCACCGAGTTTATTTTGACATTGAGTGTGACGGCTTGCTGGATAGCGTCAGCAGGATTGTCTGCCTTGGTATTGGCTATGACAACAAGGAGTTTGTTGTTAACGGTGATGACAAGGCTGCAATCGAAGCTGCGCTAGTTGAGTTGCAGAATGCAGACGAGATCATCGGCCACAACATCATTGCCTTTGATATCCCTGTGCTGAAGAAGCTGTTCCCAAAGTGGACAGGACCAAGCGGCTGCGTTCGTGACACCCTTGTGATGGCTCGCCTTACCAGCCCTGACATCAAGGACAGTGACTGGCAGACCAGCGGATTCCCGAAGGAGTTCATTGGCAGTCATTCGCTGAAGGCTTGGGGCCACCGCCTTGGCCACCTGAAGAATGAGTTCGGTAGCGAAGTCACCGACTGGAAGAACCTTCAGTTCACCCCACAACTTGCCGAGTATTGCAAGCAGGACATTGTGGTTACTCGTGAGCTCTACCAGCATCTGATGCCGAAGTGTGCGGAGGAGGCACTGATCCTTGAGCACGAGTTTGCCGAGTGCATTGCACAGCAGGTCCGCAATGGCTTTGCCTTTGATAAGGACAAGGCCAACGCCCTGTATGCCAAGCTCTCGTCTGAGCGCGAGACCATCAACCAGGAGTTGGTCACCACCGTACCGCCAACCATTATTCAGATGAAGACGAAGGTTAAGGAGATCTTATTCAACCCAGCCAGCAGGCAGCAGATCGCGGCTGCGCTGAAGACCATGCACGGGTGGGAGCCTGAAGATTTTACCCCATCCGGTGAAGCGAAGGTGGATGAGTCTGTCCTATCTTCTCTTGAGTACCCGATTGCCAAGAAGCTCAGCCAGTACCTGCTACTTCAGAAGCGCATCGGTATGTTGGCCGAAGGTGATGAGGCTTGGATCAAGGTGGAGCGCGGTGGCCGCATCTACGGCAGCGTGAACCACAACGGTGCAGTGACCGGCAGGTGCACACACCGTGGACCTAACATGGCCCAAGTTCCATCCTGCGGTTCTCCCTACGGTAAGGAATGTCGTGAGCTTTTTCTTTCAGACCCAGGCCATGTGCTGGTTGGTTGTGATGCCTCAGGTCTTGAGCTTCGATGCCTTGCCCACTACATGGCCAAGTGGGATAATGGTGACTATGCCAAGGAGTTGCTGCAAGGCGACATCCATACGGCTAATCAGAAGGCTGCCGGTCTGCCTACCCGCAATGCAGCCAAGGGATTCATCTACGCATTCCTCTACGGTGCAGGACCAGTCAAGCTTGGGTCCCTCATCGGCGGTGGTGCCAAGGAAGGCAAGCGGATGCAGAAGCAGTTCCTTGAAAAGGTCCCGGCACTGGCTGCCCTGAAGTCAGCCGTGGAGTCTGCGGCAAAGTCCCGTGGTTACCTGATTGGACTTGATGGCAGGCGACTGAACATTCGGTCAGAGCACGCCGCTCTCAACACCCTACTTCAATCCGCCGGTGCGCTGGTGATGAAGCGTGCAACCGTTGGGATCAACCGTGAGATTGCACGCATGGGTTCCAGTGCCAAGCAGGTTGCCCACATCCACGACGAGATCCAGTTCAGCGTGGACCCCAGCGAAGCTGACTGGCTGATCGACAGTTCAAAGCAGGCCATCACCAAGGCCGGTGAGTTCTTCAACTTCCGTTGCCCACTTGCAGGCGAGGCACGCATGGGTAACAACTGGGCGGAGACACACTAATGAAGAAAACCGAGCTGGCCTACATTGCTGGGCTGTTCGATGGCGAGGGTTGCCTTGTGTGGACCACGACCGCCCGTGTGCATATCACCTCATGCTGGCCATACCATCTGAGGGATATCCAAAAGATGTTTGGTTTTGGGAAGATCAGGATGTTCAAGAACGAGGCACCGAGGCGCAACGCATATCGGTGGGAAGTGTGCGGCCCTGATGCCAGGAAGTTTGTAAAGAAAATCAGACCTTGGCTCAGGGAGAAAGCCTATCAAGCAGATATTATTCTCACTGCCCACAAGTTTCCCCATGGTTCAGCGGCGCGAGAAAGCCTGCTGAAGAATCTCAAGAAAGCAAAGAAGGTAGACTATGGAACAGCATGATCCGCTTCATCCGTTGAACCGATACACCACAGACGAGTTGCTTGCAATCCTTGGCGCACGCTTTGATGCCCTGCTGTTCATCGGCTGCCAGCCAAAAACCAAGTCAGCACAGGACATGACGTTCTGTTCTGTTGGACAGTTCCACTCCTGCATCGGGCTTGTTGAGTGTGCCCGTATGCTGCTCACAGCTGGAGGGGTTGAAGATTGAGCCGTAAACAGAAGCCAATCCACGCATACATTGATGCCGACATTCTTCTTTACCACGCCTGTGCTGCGGTAGAGAAGGCGACCAATTGGGGCGACGACATGTGGACACTCCATGCCGATGCCCGTGAAGCGAAGCAGATGTTTGATATTTCCGTGCAGGAAATCAAGGACAACCTCAAGACCAATAGGATCACCCTGTGCCTGAGCAGCCCGAACAATTTCAGAATGACTATCCTGAGCGACTACAAAGCGAACCGGGCGACTACCCGCAAACCTGTTTGCTATACGGAAGTTCGCCAGTATGCCCTTCAAACGTATGCGAGTGCGGCATATGCGCGTTTAGAGGGGGACGACGTAGCCGGGATCTTGGCCACCAGCCCCAATCCAAAGGAGCTGCCGGTGATGGTCTCGGAGGACAAGGACTTCAAGACAATCCCGGGAGAACACTTCAACCCACGCACGGGTTACAGGTTCTCTATTACCCCACACCAGGCTATAAGGAATCATTTCATCCAGACCCTGACGGGGGACACCACGGACAACTACAAGGGTTGCCCGGGAGTGGGGCCGGTGAAGGCGGAGAAGATTGTTGGAGTGGACACAACCCCATCATGGGAAGCGGTGCTGGCTGCATTCTTGGATGCGGGGCTGACGGCGGAGGATGCGTTGACCCAGGCGCGTGTTGCTCATATACTCCAGCACGGCGAGTACAACTTCAAGACGGGAGAGATCAAGCAATGGAATCCGTAAGCAAGTTTGCATTCGATGGTGTCAAGGACTCTGGTAAGCGGGAAGAGTTTGACACAGGTAGCCGCCGCGATACCCGCGATGGCAAGGGACGTTTCGACCTGCTGTCCCCATTTGTCATGGAGCGTGATGCACGGCACCTTGAGTTCGGTGCCAAGAAGTATGGAGATAGGAATTGGGAAAAGGGCCAGCCCCTGTCCCGTTACTATGACTCTGCCATCCGCCACATGAACAAGTTTATGATGGGCCACCGAGACGAGGACCACCTTGCAGCAGCCCGGTGGAACATTGGGGCCTTGATGCACACCCAGGAAATGATTAGAATTGGACGGCTTCCTGTTGAGCTTGATGACCTGCCAGATTTTACTCAACCCTTTTAAGGAGAAACACCATGTCAGCAAAGAATGACTACAGCATTTCTCGTATCCCACAGCTTCGTACCTTTGGGGAAGTAACCGCCATGTACAATCACATGAGTGGGGACAACCTCACTGAGGGCAACGTTCGTGACATTGCTCTTAGGGCTATGCGAAAGCTCCGACGAAACATGACTGAAGCAGAGGTCCGTGAGTTTGCGGCCATGCTCAGCGACATTGAATAGGTGACTTTATGGATGCACCGGAAGATACAGACCCCATCCCAACGCTGACATTGGACTTTATCAAGGCCATTGAAAAGCGGTTTCCGCCACGTTGCCCTGAGCTTCATTGGGAAGATCGGTACATTTGGTACTATGCAGGGCAACGCCACATCGTGGACTTCCTGAAGTCTGTCTATAAGAGGCAGCAGGAAACCCGGTTTGACAACGTAATCAAAAAGACCTAGGACAAATACCATGTGTTTCAGCGCACCCAAGATGCCGTCTATGCCAACCCCCCCGCCCCCGCCACCACCCCCGCCCAGCCCAATGGCTAGCGCAAAGCAGGCTTCTCCCCTGGAGATGGCTTCTGGCATTAACCGTACCCAGGCTTCTGGTCGTGGTAAGGCAATGCTGACTATTCCACTTGGTGGTGTTGGCGGTCTTGGATATAGCAGCGGTCTGTCCGCCTAAGGAAATAAAATGTCTGACTACTCTGCCCGAAGGTTGTATTCCACCCTTGAAAGTGACCGAGATTCTTACCTTCGTCGTGGCAGGGATTGCTCTCGCGTCACCCTTCCCACCCTTCTTCCTGATGATGGCACGTCCAGCGTCACCCAGTTTGCTACCCCCTTCCAGGGCCTGGGAGCACGCGGCGTAAACCATCTTGCAGCCAGCCTGTTGATGAGCCTTCTTCCCCCGAACCAGCCCTTCTTCCGTCTGGTTCTGGATGAGGAGGCCGTCCGGGCTTTGGGTGGAATGGATGAATACCGCACGGAGATCGACCAGACCTTGAGTTCGATTGAGCGGTCGGTGATGCAGGAGATTGAATCGAAGGCAATTCGACCGGCTGTATTTGAAGCACTGAAGCACCTGATTGTTACTGGCAATGCGCTGATCCATCTTGGTGACAACGGCATTCGGGTGTTCCACCTGAACCGTTACGTCATCAAGCGTGACCCCATGGGCAACGTGTGTGACATTGTGGTGAAGGAGACTGTTGCTCAGGACATGCTGAGCGAAGAAGCCTATGCCGCCATTGGTGGCGACGAGATGAACGGCAATGGAAGCGACACTCCCGTTGACCTGTACACCTGCATCCACCGTGAAGAGAACGGTGAGTTCACGGCATTCCAGGAAATCAAGGGAGTGGTCCTTGATAGCACCCGTGGTAAGTACAAGGAGGGCAGCCTGCCTTGGCTTGCCCTTCGTATGAACCGCGTGGACGGTGAGAGCTATGGCCGTGGCTACGTTGAGGAGTACCTTGGTGATCTCCGTAGCCTTGAGGGCCTGACCCAAGCAATCGTTGAGGGTTCCGCTGCGGCAGCCAAGGTGCTGTTCCTCGTGAACCCCAACGGCATGACCCGCGCCGATGTCCTTGCCAAGAGTCCTAATGGAGCTATCCGAGAGGGTAACGCAGCAGATGTCACATGTGTACAGCTACAAAAGCAGGCTGATCTCGGGATTGCGATGCAGGCGATCTCTTCGATTCGTGAACGAATTAATTATGCTTTCTTGCTTGCGGAGTCAACGATTCGTAATGCTGAGCGTGTTACCGCCGAAGAAATCCGACTCACGACCGCAGCGGTTGAGAGGCAGCTAGGCGGTATCTATAGCATTCTGTCCCAGGAGTTCCAGCTCCCGCTGGTCAAGCGGATCATGGACCTGATGCAGAAGGCCAAGAAGCTCCCCAAGGTTCCCAAGGAATTCGTCAAGCCGGTGGTCATTACCGGCGTGGATGCCCTTGGCCGTGGCAATGACCTTGTAAAGCTTGATGCTTTCCTTGCTGGCATTGCCCAGACCTTTGGCCCCCAGGCTATCTCCCAGTACATTAACCCCAAGGAATACCTGTCCCGCCGTGCGGCAGCCCTTGGCATTGATCCCCAGGGTCTGCTTAAGGATGAGCAGTCACAGGCTGCTGAGTCTAATCAGGCGATGGCCGCCGGTATGGTCAACAAGCTTGGCCCAGCCGTCATCAACCAGATGGGCGGAGCAGTCCGAGAAGGTGTTATTTCTCCTAATCTGGCTCCAGCACAACAGCCCCCGGCTGGTATGATGCAGCCAACCCAGTGAGGAACATATGGACCGAGTTGAATTCAAGCCTGATGTTACCGGATCGCTCAGCCCTGCCCAGCAGGAAGCGATGAACAAGGAGCAAGCCCCTCAGACCGATGCCGTGGCAGAAGCCGATGGCACTGAGGCCCAGCAGACGGATCGCCCTGAGTGGCTTCCTGAGGGCTTTAACAGCCCCGAGGAGCTGGCCAAGGCGTATGCCGAGCTGAGCTCTAAGGCTGACCCAAAGACCGGCGACGAAGACAAGGAAGACGACGTTGACCCCAAGGCTGAAGTGGCTGAGTCTTCGGACAAGCTGAGTCAGTTCTCTCAGGAGTTCTTCACCAGCGGAAAGTTGAGTGACAAGTCCTACGATCAGTTGGCCAAGATGGGTATTGGCAAGGACATCGTTGATCAATTCATTGCTGGTCAGCAGGCCGTGATGACCCAGGCCGAGGCAGAGGTTTTGTCTGCGGTTGGTGGTAAGGACTCGTACAACAAGGTCATTGACTGGGCACGCCAGAGTCTAAAGGAGGAAGAGATTCTGGCGTACAACAAGGCCGTTGAGTCTGGTGACCGCAGCCAAATGCTGTTCGCAGTACAGGGTCTTCATGCCCGTTTCGTTGCCAACAACAACGAGCCCAAGCTGATCGCTGGACGACCAGCTAAGTCTGGCGGGTTTTCAAGTGCAGCGGAAATGGTCAAGGCAATGTCTGATCCGCGATACAAGAATGATCCCGCATACCGCGATGAGGTCGTTCGTAAGATTGCTCAGGGTTCTAACCTTTAAAAGGAAAAACAATGGAACTTAAGCCTGGATATAAGACGAGTGAGTTTTGGATGAGCCTGTTTGCCGTTGCCATTGGCGCGATTCAGGCCAGCGGTGTGGTCCCCATGGAAGGTCCTTGGGGCCAGATCTTGGGTACCGCCACTGCTGCTCTGGTGGCACTTGGCTATACCGGCGCACGCCTGTCAATGAAGAAGAATAGCTGATGTACCGCCGCAGTCCCAACCTTTCGATTGGTCGAGGAGAAAAGCTTCCTGTATCTCAGGGTGCTGGTCTTACTGCCAAGGGTCGGGCCAAGTACAACAAGGCTACAGGATCTAACCTGAAGGCTCCTACCAAGGATAAGGACAATCCGCGCCATAAATCCTTCTGCGCTCGTAGCAGTTCTTGGAAGGGTGAGCGAGGAATGGCCGCACGAAAAAGGTGGGGATGCTGATATGAAGAAGAAGAACGCTTTGGTTATTAACATTAACCGACGCAAGAAGGCTGGAACCAGTAGATCGAAGTCTAAGTCAACGGTGTCCAAGGAAGCCTACGCTCAGATGAAGAAGGGTTATTGAATGTGGGCAGCCATTGTGGTTGCCATTCAAACCCTTGTTAAGGAATTGGTCTGTCGGATATGGGAACGCGCCAATGAACGCACGCTTGCGAAAGATGCCCCTGCTGGTCCTGGCAATGTCTACGACCGGTTTTCTAAACGGGTGCAACAATACACGGGTCGTGTTCGTCCACCCGGCAGACCATGATCTAGTAAGGCTTGGCCCTGATATCCGGGGCCATGTCTATTTTTGGAACGGTTCCGAATGGGAACTGTCATCCAATACCGTAGCGTTACCCGAGGGTTGGTACGCTGGGTATGTAGCTCCTGAGGGAGCTGCTTCTAAAGACCCTAAGCTTAATCCGTAAGATCGTCTTTGGCACGCTGCGGCTGTCATACCACGGTCGAGGGAAAAAGCATCCCATGTTTGGGGCAGCTTTGTGCTGTCCCTTGTCAATCGCATTCTGTTACTTAAAGGAGCCATACAATGGCAGTTACTAAGATTAACCTTGGCGGTCAGGCCAACGGTTCGGGTACTTGGACCGGCACGTTCGCTACGGACAACGCGCTGTTCCTTCAGGTGTTCGGTGGTGAGGTTCTTCAGGCGTTTGAAACGACGACCGTGATGAAGGACAAGCACACTATCCGCACGATTTCCAGCGGCAAGTCGGCTTCGTTCCCAACCAGCGGCGTGGCTAGCGTGGCTTACCACACCCCCGGTGAGGATATTGCTACTGAGGCCAGTTCTACCTATCTGTCCAACATCAAGCACAATGAGAAGATTATCTACATTGATAAGCTCCTCCTGTCGAGCGTGTTCGTGGACAAGCTGGACGAGATGAAGAACCACTACGATGTGCGTTCGATCTACGCTCAGGAAATCGGTCGTGCACTGGCGAACCAGTTCGATAAGAACCTGATCGCTCTGGCTTGCTTGGCTGGTCAGGCTTCGGCCACCTCTGGTATGCCCACCAAGAATAGCGTTGCTGCAAACGCTTCTTACACCGGTGCGGGTATCGTGGATGGTCTGTACAAGGCGGCTGCTGCTCTGGACAAGAACAACGTCCCGAGCGAAGATCGCTATGCCATCGTCACCCCCGATGACTACTGGACCATCGTTAACAGCACCCAGGGTCTGGCCCTGATTGACCGCGACTTCGGCGGCGACAGCAACGGTGCGTACTACGAAGGTAAGCTGCTGAAGGTGGCAGGCATTGCTCTGGTGAAGAGCAACAATGCTGCGGCCATTCTGAAGCAGGTTGTGAGCAACACCCAGAACAACACCTACGGTGGTACCTTCACGAACGTCAACTGCGTTGCGTTCCACAAGAGTGCTGTCGGTACGGTGAAGCTGATGGACCTGTCGATGGAAACCGAGTACGACATGCGCCTTCAGGGTAACCTGATGGTGGCTAAGTACGCCATGGGTTCCAACATCCTGCGTCCCGAGTCGGCGGTGGTTCTGGCTACGGCCTGATACTGTTTGAAAATACAAATGGCCAAGAGTACCGAAAGGGCTCTTGGCCTATTCCTCACTCAACCCTAAACAACAAGGAACAACATGCCAGCAGTTTTCGATCCCAGCAACAGCGAACGTAACCCCCGTGGGTATATCACCAGCACCCTTAATCAGCAAGGTACCGGAGCCTACGGTTCTACCGAAGCCAACCAGTTCATCAAGGATGTTATTGCTGGTAGGGATTCGCTGGACGTGGTAGTGATTGCTGACAGCAACGGTGCATACAGTACTAACGGCGGTATGTTCTATGCTTGGGAAAAGGGTCTTCTGGATGCTGGTGCTGCTGCTTATGCCACTGGAATCTTCCCTTGTGGCGGAGCTACGGCAACTGTTGTTCAGCCCGCTGGTAAGTATTCTGCTCTTGCCATTGATGCAAATCAAGCACTGATTGGAACGGCCCAGGGTGGCTCTGCTTCGGTGTCTCTTGGTTCAGCCCAGACTTCCCTCACTGCGATCAACAACGCCTGGAACGGCGGCAGCAGTGGATTCAAGCCAGCTGGTACTGTGCTTGATTGGGCTTATATTGCCAGTGGAACAACTTATCAAGCCAGCCAGTATGCTGAGCTTGCTGCAACTTCGTCTCTTGGAGTGACTAATGCATTGACCTACCGAGTTGGGTATGCGACCTTTACTACCGGATCTGGCAGTTTTAAGGCTGGTGCATTTAATCAAACAGACAGTGCGTGGATTAGCGGAACGTCTTACAACACCAACACCGGAACATCTGGCTATAGCATTGCTAGCCACACTATTGCAGCAAACGCTGCTCGCTCTGGTAAGGCTGTTCGATTTACAAAGACAGATGCTTACTACGGTCAGGGAAGTGTGATCGGTCCTGCTGGATTCCTGTTTGAGTCCATTTCCCGCAGCGTCAAGGGTTTTGCTGTTACCGGCATGGGTTACTACGCCGGTGGCACCACGACTCAGATCAGCGATGGCGTGGTTGCTTCGGGTGATACCATCACGACTTACCTGCGTGAGCTCCGTGAGCGTCAGGTTCTTCAGGGCGGCTCTGGCCGAGTCTTGGTGTTCACCTACACCGGTGTCAATGATGTTGGTGCTGGAAACCTGTCTGCTTGGGCTACCAAGACTAACGCCATGATTGGCCATTTCCAGACCAAGTGGGATGCCCTTGGTTATCCCCCTTCGGATCTTGCTTTTGTTGTGGCTGTTACCCATACCCAGGGTTCTTCCGATAGTGTTCTCGCGTCTGCCCGAGTTCTTGCCAAGAGCAATGTCTCGTTCGGTACGGGTAATCAAGTGATGTTTATTGATATGAATGAAATGGCCCCCTACACCTACCTGAACACCAACAGCTTCTACGATACCAGCGGTAACGAACATCTCAAGCTGACCGGCTATGCGGCTGTGGGTGGGCTGATCGTAGCTGCTCTCAATAAGTAATCGAAAGGAGAGCCCATGGCTCTTACTCCAACCACCAAGCTTCAGGCTATCAACACCATGCTTAGCACTATCGGGTGTTCCCCGATCAGTTCTCTGTCTGGTTACAATTCTTCCGATACAGCCTTAGCTATTCAGATCCTGGATGAGATTAACCTTTCGGTTCAGTCTGAAGGGTGGCACTGGAATACCGAGGAGGATGTTGAGCTGGTCCCAGATCCCAGCAGCGGTGAGATTGTGGTCTCGCCCAACGCCCTCATGGTCGATGTCGATGGGATCAACCGTGGTAACTTTGAGGTTGTTCTTCGTGGCAACAAGCTTTACGACAAGAAGAACAAGACCACGGTGTTTGAGAACACCATCAAGGCTACCGTCATCTACGGTCTGGACTGGGAGGAGATCCCTCAGGCAGCCCGTGGGTACATCATGATCCGCGCTGCACGCACCTTTGGTGACCGCATGGTGGGCTCTGAGAAGCACCATGGGTTCACTCTGCGTGACGAGGTGTTTGCTCTCACCAAGCTCCGTGAGTATGACGGAGAGACTGCTGATCGGACCATCTTCGATAACTACTCAACGTATCGGATCATTGATCGCAACTACCCCGAGGACTTCACTGGATAACCAATGAGTCTTATTACCCTTTCCATTGCTAACCTCCTTAACGGAGTCTCTCAGCAAGCTCCCGCATTGCGGTTCCCCACCCAGGCCGAAGCTCAGGAAAACCTGTATGCCTCGCCTGTGGAAGGTCTTGGCAAGCGTCCACCCACTGAGCATGTTCAAAAGCTGATTAACGGTGACGCAGGGAAGGCCACGGTGCACGCGATTGACCGTGGGGATGGTACTGAGCGTTACATTGCGGTGATCCGCAGTGGTGGCATTGGGGTGTATCGGATCAATGATGATGGCACCACAACCACCATGACGGTGACCATTCACAGTAACGTGCACCTGACTGCAGGCGTTCCTACCTACCTCACGACCATTAATGCCGACTCCGTGTTCAAGGCTGTGTCTGTGGCTGACTACACGTTCATCCTGAACACCGATACGGTTGTCAGCATGGACTCTAGTACGGCAACAGCAGCGGCTGTTAATGAGGCTTTGGTGTGGATCAAGCAAGGTGGATACAGCACTAAATATGCTATTGCAGGCACTCTTGCCGCTGAAATGAAGAGCGGAGCAAGTCAGCATAACAATTCAACATTTGATGGTGAATCGTTTAACAATGTTTCCCATGCTGACGTTATTTCCATCATGGCCGAACTAAAGGCTGCCTTCGTTACCAATGGTGGTAGCTCAGGAAATGGATGGACTGTTACCCGTGGTGCAGGCTCCTATACAACTTACTTTTCAAAGACCGCCGCATTTGACATGACCGTTAACAGCGGTCTTGGTGAATCTGGTATCGGCCTCATCAAGAACTCTGTGCAGTCATTTAGTGACCTCCCTTCGGTAGCCAAGAACAACATGATCGTTCGTGTGGATGGTCTTCCAGACTCCACCGAAGATGATTACTATGTGAAGTTTGCTGCCAAGGACACCACGAGCACCCTCAGCGAAGGTCTTTGGTCTGAGACCGTTGGTCAGTCCACGGTCCAGCATTACAACTACAACACAATGCCACACGCTCTTATCCGCGTGTCGTCCACTGAGTTTGTCTTCAAGCGTCTTGACGGTACCCAGTACAGCAGCTTTGCCAATACAGCTAACAAGTGGACCGGCCGTGCTGCTGGTGATGCTTCGTCTAACCCCAATCCCAGCTTTATTGGCAAGACCATTAACGACATCTTCCTGTTCCGTGGTCGCCTTGGGTTTCTCTGCCAGGAAGCCATTGTCCTGTCCGAAGCTGGTAACTACTTCAATTTCTTTCGAAGCACCGTCACCACGCTCCTGGACTCTGACCCTATCGACGTTGGGTCGTCTTACCCAGCCATCACGGTCTTCCGCCATGCAGTTCCGTTTGCTGAGCGGCTGGTGGTCTTCTCTGATCAGACCCAGTTTGTCCTCAGCGGTAACCCAGCTCTTACCCCAAAGACTGCCACGCTGAACGTGGTGGGCAACTATGACACCCTGTCGTACTGCCGCCCATCGGTTGTGGCCGAAAGCGTCTTCTTTGGGTTCAGCCGTGGTGGTTACTCTGGTGTCCGTGAGATGATCACGAACCCCAACGATAACGCCACGCTGACTGCCCCTGATATCTCTGCCCACATCCCCAAGTACATTGGCGGCAAGCTCAGGCAGATCGTTGGGTCTACCCACGACAACATCCTTATCGGTGTTACCGATGATGAGCCGTTTAACCTGTACGTCTACAAGTGGCTTAACAGCGGTAGCGAGCGGGTCCAGTCCTCGTGGTCCCGCTGGAGCTTCAATGGAAGTGCCATCAGGGGTATCGCATGGATGAAGTCCACCCTGTACATGGCCATCCAGCGGACTGACGGTCTCTACCTTGAGAAGATCATTGTGGAACCGAACCGCAAGGATGAGAACAGTAAATTTGTCACGCATCTTGACAGGCGTTTTGAGCCCACCGTCAAAACCTACGATTCTGCCACTAACAAGACAACCATCACCATCCCCTACAGCGTGGAGAACTACTCCCGCATCCGTGTGGTGGCCAAGGCAACAACCTCGTCTGAGGCCGGGTATGCCTATACGGTCTATATCCCAGGGTCTCCCAGCCTGCTGGGTAACGAAATTGATAACAGCAATTCAGGTCCCAACGGTGGTGAGGGTACCGGCGAGGACAATTCCACTGGTGACCCGGGCTCTGAGTTCCCTGATCCTGATGGTGGTGACACTGGTGGCGGCGGTGGAGGCGGAGGAGGCGGTGGGGGAGGCGGAGGGGGTGGTGGAGGTGGCCCTACCCCTCCAACCAAACCGTCCAACCTGGAGGCTTCTGATGGCGATACAAGCCACGCCACGACCGTTGAGCTGACCTGGGATGCCGTTGCGGATGCCACGGGCTACATCGTCTGGAGAACCCTTAATGGCGTTACCGTGCGAATCGGCACGGCTACCACGGGTTTCTTTGAGGACAGCTCTGCTCTCCCCGGCATCGTGTACTCATACGCAGTTCAGGCGTTCAACAGCGTCGGCACCTCAGAGTTTAGCAATTCTGATAATGGCAACAGACCGTCGGGAAGCATTGGTGGTGCGGTTGCAAATACCATCATTGTCAAGGGTGATGTCACCGGCATTGACGTGTGGGTTGGTGAGGTCTACAGCAGCCGGTATCAGTTCAGCACCCAGTACATGAAACAGCGCAGTGACAGCGGTACTTCTGCCTTTGCTTCTGGTCGATACCAGATCCGCAACATGTACCTGGTCTACAGCGACTCTTCGTACTTCCGGTCTAGGGCAGTTAACCGATTCGGTTCTGCGGTGTACCTGTATGACTTCACTGGCAAGATCCTTGGCACTGGCCTATCGGTTATTGCTGCGGTGCCCATAAATTCTGGTACGTTTAAATTCCCAGTCCACGGTAAGAACGAAGAGATGCGTATCGACATCATCAACGATAACCACCTCCCCTTCCACATCTTGTCGGCTGAGATTGAGGCGAGCTATGTCACACGGTCGCAGCGAGCATAAAGTCGTAAGACAGGCCACCATCAAGGACATCCGCACCGTTTCTGAAGGTATGCGGAGTGATGATGCTAGGGAGGCAAAGGCCCTTGGGTATGACCCAAAGGCAGCCCTTGCCAGCTCCTGCATCTACAGCGACAAGGTGTTTGCCGTTGTAGACGACAACGATACAGCCGTGGCACTTTTTGGTGTTGGTCCGCACACCCTTGACAATGAGCTTCTCGTTGGGTGTTGCTGGCTAGTCGGCACCGATGGGTTTCCCAAGGTGGCCCTCAGGTCTGCCAGGATCGTCCCTGGGTGTGTGGATGAGTTGCACACTGACTACCCCGTTCTATGGAACTGGGTTGATGTCAGGAACACTGTGCACGTCCGTTGGCTCAAGTGGCTTGGTTTTGAGTTTCTAAACACAGCTCCCCGTGGCAAAAACGGTGAGCTATTCCATCAATTCATTAGGATCAAATAAACATGTGCTTCTTCGCAGCAGTTCCAGTAGCAGCAGCAGGAGCAGCATCGGCAAGTGCCGCAGCCGGTGCAGCAGGCACGGCAGCCCTTGGTGCGGCTGCTGGTGCGGCAGCATCTATGGGTGCAACTGCAGCGGCAACCACTTGGGCAGTGAGTCCCTTGGCAGCCCTGGGTATGAACGCCGCGTTGGGTGCAAGCCTTCTGTCTGGTTTGGCTACTCCGATCATGGGGTACATCACCCAGTCGCAGATGGCTTCTTCCCAGCGTGACTACCAGAAACAGATCTACTCGGCCAACCAGGCCATTGCCGAACAGTCGCTTGCTTCCCAGTATTCGGACATCTCCCGTCGTCAGCAGGAGGAGTCCAAGAAGGCTTCTCAGGAGATGCAGGTGATTGCCCGTCAGTCGGCTGAGGCACGCAGCGCAGCCCTCGTGTCGTCCATTGAAGGCGGCGTGAGTGGCCTGTCGGTTGATGCCCTGATGAATGATTATTACCGCAAGGAAGCTGACTATCTGAACGTGACTCAGCAGCAGCAGCGTGCCAACCTATTCCAGATGGAACAGTCCAAGCGAGCCATGCGTGGCGAGTATCAGGGCCGCGTCTTGTCGGCTACCCCGCAGCCCGTTCAGAGTCCGTCCCTGCTGGCCACTGGTCTCAGCATTGGCGGCAACCTTGGCACCTTTGCTACTAACCTTTACCTCAATCCGTACTCCCGCGAAATCATGCGGACGAGGAGCTAATTCGTGGCCCAGCAGCGCAACAACCCTGACTTCTCTCCGACCCGGATCTTTCAGCCAGCGGCTTCGCCGGTTGATACTTACTTCCGGCCCAACCTTGCTCAGCCTGAGCTTCCGAAGTCTGCTGAGATTTACAAGGCACTTGCTGAACTGAGCCCTAAGCTCAGTGCTATTTCAAGCGACGTTGCTGCCTTTGGTATCCGTCAGGAACAACAGGCAGGTGCCATGGAAGTTTCTACCGCGACCAGCGAGGCTGACCTTCAGCGCAAGGTTGCTCAGGCCATTGAGAAGTCAGGTGGATTTGCCCCATGGCGTGCTCAGGCGACCCTTGAGGCTGCCGGTGAGCGTATGGTCATGGAGAACTATAGCAAGGCTCTGTACGAGAACCTTGATGCCCTTAGCGAGCCTACCAATCCAGACGGGTCCATGAAGAACCCTGAGGAGATCGCTAAGCGCAAGGAAGAGCTGTTCAAT